TTCCAGATCGTTTTTATGGCGCGAATGTTCACCCGCGAAAGACGATCCGCGACGCGATCCATCATCGGCTGAGCACACCTATCAACCCGCTGGCCCAGGTGGCCGAACAGAGATACTGGACCCCCGCAGGCCCGAACGTCTTCCAGAGGAAAGAGGTTCAGATTGAAATGTCAGACATGCCGCTGATCTTGATCAGGTATCAGGGCGAGCGGATCCTAGAGCGGTCAAAATCTGGATGGGATGGCTACGACCTGCGACAGATCGATATGACCTTGGAGCCCTACGTTCTGGTCACCCCTGGTCAGTCAGCAGAAGAGAAGCTCGATGAGATGAGTTTTTTTATCGAAGCTTGTATGAACGGTTTTGATCTGGGCCAGTACAACACTGAAGCCCTGCTAGTCACGACCGAGTATGAGAGCGAGTTTGACAACTCGCAGCCGATCGCAGTGGGGCAGCTAGCGTTTGAGATAAAATATATGTGCCCACGCCTTGGGATCGACTTTGGACTCTGGGACCGCGATGATGCGTGCCTCTCAAATCCAGGGCTTGACCCCCAAGTTCAGACCGTTGTCGTCCGAAACAATTTCGGCACTGAGACCTACACCCACCCCGAAGATTTTTAAGGAGCCCAACCCATGGCAAAGGCGAAACTAAGCAAAACACCAACCAAAGCATCGAGCAAAGAAGTGAGCAAAGCAAAAGCCGCGATTTCAACTCAGCAACTTGCAGAGTTTATGGGCGTCGACAAAGACAAGACAAAGGGGCTCCCCGCATACTGCGAAGCATCACAGCAGATCTGCAACGCTTTTGCAGATGGCGAGATGAAAGAAAGCCACGTTGCAACCATGGCGCTTCTGCATTGCGCGGTCTGGCTCCACACGACCGGAGCTAAGACAGTTGAGAAGCTTCGCGAGCTTCCGCTTGTGGTCCGCTACATGATCGTCGAGGCAATGGACGAAACCAACGCCTGATGTCGTTCTCAGTCCCACGGTCAAGCCGCAGGACTTCAGGAGTTGGAGACTTTGAGCTAACGGATACGGCCCGAAATATCGGGTCACTCCTGAGGTTCGGGCAGGTTCTAAGCGTCAATTTTGAGACGCGCACCTGCCGCGTTCAATTCTCGGAATCGCTGCAAACAGACGATCTTCCCTGGCTCACGTTGCGGGCAGGGGGTAATGCGTTCTGGGCTGCGCCGTCGATTGATGAAACGGTTTTAGTTTTAAGCCCTTCGGGGGAGCTGAACAATGCTGTCGTGCTCCCGGCGCTGCAGACCAATGAGAACGGAACATGGCCGTTTAATTTTTCAGATCTTGAATTTCAATGGGGCGGCCTAGGCGAGCCGCGTGAGGGACTTTGGCGCTGGCTGTTTTCTGATGGAGCGATCCTCGAAAACGATCCAGCAAAAAATCAATTCAGGATCGAGCAGCAACTGACAAGGCTGCAAGGCGCGGAATTGATGCACCTCAGGTCTGAGAAATTCATTTATATCGAGGCAGATCAAGAGCAGGGCATTGTCCACATAAAAGCCCCGATGATCAAGCTAGATGGGGATGTTCATATCACCGGGCAGCTGATGCAAACGGGCCGGATTATCGGCGTTGAAAGCGACGGTGAAGGCCTGAAAAGCCTCGACCTAATGGGCGACCCTATCAACTTAAACGGTGGCGGTGGCGTGCTGGGTATCTTGGCCGGGCTGCTGGGCGCTGTCTCTGGCGGGGCGCTGTCTCTGGGCCAGCTTGGCTCAATTATGAGCGGCGGCGCGAATGGCCTGATAGGCGGGCTTCAGAACTTGGCAAACGGTGTTCTAGGAGCCGGGGGGCTTGAGTCTTTGCTAACCGCAGCCGGTGGCCTCAATATCTCAGGGATCGGCGCGGCCATGAATGTTGTCGGCGGCCTGCCAGTCCTGGGTGAAGTAATGAACGGGCTGGGCTTTGTTGGTTCTGTGCTCCAAGGCCCGGAGCGATCGGGGATCATTTCAACATTCCGGCGCTAAGCAACCTCAGCGACTTAACAGCGCTACCAGCCCTTGAAAGCATTATCAGCGGCGGACAACTAACGATTAATGACGTGATGGACGTTGCAAGCGGCGCGGCTGGAGCTTTTGGGGCACCGGTTGACGTGACCAACGCGATCAATTTTGCATCGTCAGCGGCGGCCACCGTCGCAGGCACGGACCCTAATGATGGATCAGCAATTTTTGAGGCTGGTCTGACCTTGTTCCAAAATGGAGGAGGCGCGATTATGGACGGCCTGCTAGGCAACAACAGCAGTGTTTCGGCTGAGCAAATCGCTCATAAAATTTCAGAATTAAACCTCGCGAGCACGCTTGATTCCTTAGAGGCAGCTGGGGTGAACGGCGGCCAAGCTATCGGCAGCTTGATTTCAAGCGGTGCCATCACCTTGGAGCAGGTTTTAGACCTTAACAGCGTTTTCCAGGGCGGCCCTGACGCAGTAGCAACAGCGGCCCAAGCGATGGATTTAGGCAAGACTCAGAAATTTTTTGACACGTTCGAGCGCGCAGCACCTGGAGAAACGCCAACCCGCGACATGAGCAGCAAACGCGGATCAGACAGCGACCCTAAAGAACAGCAACCACCCCCGGACGCTTACAGCGACTGGAACACCGTTTACACCTAGGAGGCCACAAATGCCCGGAGTTGCAAGACTTGGAGACGTTTCAAGCCACGGCGGCGGGCTAACCCCGCCCGTGGCAAAAAGCGTGCAAACGAATGGGCGCCCTACCGCTCACCTGGGCACTATTCACGTTTGCCCGATACCGAAGCACCCACCGACCCCGATCTTCCCAGGGAACCCATCAGTACGTGTCGAGGGTAAGCCTATAGCTACGATCGGAACATCAGCCGGGTGCGGGGCTTCTGTGGTGACCGGTTCCGGCGATGTGAATGCGGGCTAATGGCTGTAGGAATGAACAGAGAAACGGGCAAGCCGTTGTCAGACGCGGATCACTTGCGCCAATCAATCCGTGACGTTCTTTCGACGCGCATCGGCACACGCACAATGTTGCGCGATTATGGAAGCAACATCCCCGAGCTAGTCGATCAGCCGATCAACCGTTCGACGATCGCGGCCATCCGTGCGGACGTGATCAACGCCTTAAACATTTGGGAGCCACGAATGAGAATCGATCGAGTGGTTCTGTCTGAGGTGTTGGCGTCTGGCTCGATCACGTTCGATCTAGATCTCACCTATCTGCCCAACGGCGAAGCAATCGCCCTCAGAGGAGTCACGATCTGATGTCATACAATCTTTCGTCTTTACCAGATCCGGCGATCGTCGAAACGATTTCGTTTCAAACGATCTTTAACGAATTACGCGCTGATTTTTCTAATCGGTTCCCAGACTTTTCAGCATTGGTGGAATCTGACCCTGCGATCAAGCTGCTAGAGGTTGCGGCTTATCGCGAGGTGGTTCTACGCGCGCGGGTCAATGATGCGTTTAAGGCGACGCTGCTGGCGTTTGCCACCGGAACCGATCTAGACAACCTGGCCGCGTTCTATGGCCTCACGCGAATTACGCAGGAAACAGACGCAGAACTGAAAGACCGCACCATCAACAGGATCCAGGGCAGCTCGACGGCAGGCGGTGCGGCCTGGTATCGCTACCAGGCATTAACGGCAGATTCAGGCGTGAGAGATGCGCGGGTGACAAGCCCCGGCGCAGGGCTAGTCCAGGTCGCCTTGCTTAGCAAAGAGATTGAGAATCTGGAGGCCCTGGGCACCGATCCGAACGCACTCAGCCCAGCAATGTCAGAGCTTGCCGCGTTTTATGGCGTGGCTGTAACGACGGCAGACAAAGACTCAACCATGGCGCCACAGATCCAAGCTGTGATCGAAGCGGCGGGGCCAGGAGGCACCGCAACGCCTGAAATGCTCGCGGTGGTCGATGCTGTGATGCAAGACGACGAGGTGAGGGTGATCACCGACGCGGTGACGACCACTTCTGCGAACGTGGTGAGCGTCAACGTTGAGGCTGAGGTCTATCTCTACCCCGACAGCTCGGCGACGGTTTTGACAGGCATTGAGGCGGCGATCAGAGCCGCGATCCAGTCTGAAGGAGGCCTCGGCTGGGATCTTACCTTGTCATGGCTGATTAAAAATATCCACGTCGACGGGGTGCAGCGCGTTGAGTTGATCTCGCCCACGACCAACCAAGTGGCAGACGACGGAACAGCCATAAGCATCGGAACATTCACCGTGACAAATCTGGGATACGACCGCTGATGACTGACGCTCTCCTGCTGCCTAGTTCATCGACCGGGCTTGAGAGGGATCTCTCAGCCTCAATGGATGCACTGCCGCGCCTAGGCGCAGCGGCTGAGCTAATCCGCGACGCAAAGCGCGAAAACATCCCCGACAGCGTCGTCCCATTTCTGCTTTATGAGTACGGCCTAGGGGAGCTTCTGCCCTACCTGTCCGACCCCCGTACGGCGATTAGTACAGGTGTTCTCTGGCAAAGATTACGCGGCACGCCCAAGAGTTTCAGCATCGCTCTGGGCTGGATCGGAAACGACGGGACGATCGAGGAATCAGAGGGAAATACGATCAACTGGTCACAGTTCCAGCTAGGGCTCGACAGCGCCCCGGTGGACCTGTCACAGACTGATTCAGTCGTGGAGATCGGGCGGCTGTCTTCGCCGGTCCGAAGCTCCCTGTTTCGCATTTATGGCGGATGGTACGACGGGCGCCGCTTCCAGCTAGACGACCACAAGCTGAGCAGCCTGGACACCCTCTGCGATCACACGGGAGTATATCTCAAAAGTGAATGGCCTCAGCTTTCATTCGGTCGCGAATTTAAGGACGAGCAGGGCGACATTTCTGGCGACCTGGCCGCAGCCCTGGGCATTCACAGATTCAGCGGGATCAGCGGCAGGTATGAGGATCGCACGATCCTCAGCAATTCAATTCTTGGCGAGACCAGCTGGCGAACGCTTCATATTGAAGATCTGTCGTCTGTTATTTCGCGGCTTCATTTCAGCGTTTCCGGGCCCTGGTGGAATCAGGCCACAGATTGGGCGGCGGCTTACGACTGGACTCAAGTTCTGGATTGGGCCGGGCTTCAAAACAAATTTACCCCCGCGCTTAAGTTTGCCCGCGCTGGGATGTATCTCAGCGACTATGCAGAACTGGGCGACACAAACGCCTGCCTTCCTGCGCGTTCTCTGGACGAGTTCGGTGATGGCGCGGTTCTGCTGTCAGAGGCTAACCCCGACACAGGCGAACACATCCTCAGCGAGCACCTGTCACGGGTTGAGTTCACAGAAATCAATGAGCGGATTGAGCGCGAGAAAGAATTTGGTTCTTTGTGGGTTGGCCAATATCAAACTCAGACCGAAATCTTTCCGCTCACGCATGGGCAGGCGTACACAGCGCACAACTCGACAAACGTCCTCCCACACGTCACGCATATTCCCGCCGGGAACATGCGGCAAGGGAACTATCAGTTCAACAACCGCCAAGGTTACGCCGACCACATTTTTGGCGACGGTGCCGGGCATTTGCTGGGCGTCAGCAACGCGGAGATTCTGCCCTCGCATCGTGAGCACACGCGAGAGCTTGCCTATGACGACAGCTTCGAGCTGTCACGGTCACGCCTCTCAGAATTTACGCCGCTCGTCAATGAGCAAGCGATCAGCCGGGGGCACACCACAAGCGCCGAACTATCTGAGACTCAATCTGCTCAATGGCAATTCGCCGATGACACCTGGGAGGCCAACACCTGGGAGTCTGAAGCGAGCCAAGAATGGTTTGACGAGACGACACCGGTCGACACCTGGGCGAGCGTCTATTCATGGAAGAGCTTCCCACAGCTCGAACAGATCCTCGGCTTCAGTCTTGCGGGCATCTGCCTATCAGAAACCGGGTTTCTGTCAGACGGCCAAGGCGAACTGGGCGACACTCAGGCCACGCTCAGCTTTACAACATCCGAGCGTTTCGAGCGCAGCCATCAAGCCGAAGCAAGCCACGTTGGCAGCGTTCACTTGCGCGGCGAGACCTCAGTCGTTCTCAAGCGTGAACGTTCTGCGACGCTGTCCTACTACGACGTTTTCATCCTTAGCCTTAGCCGCCTGGATGAAGTCATCGACCTGTCACAGGTCACCAGCAACACCCGAGCGCATAAGACAAGCTTCTTGCAAATCCCGCTGCAATCTGGCCAATGGGAACTTGCGACTGAGACATGGAGCGGCCCCGACGATTGGAACACCGAAGCCGGTTGGTTTAGCGATACCCCAGAAAACAGCACATGGTTTAATCGGTACGCCTGGCAGAACTATCCGCAGCTTGAACAAGTCCTCGGGTTCAGCCGGACAATGGTCACGCTTTCAGAAAACGGGCACCTGTCCGACTCTGACGGGATCCTGGGCGACACCCACGCAACTCTCGGATTCTTTGAAGACGAGCGGATCGAGCGCAGCCATCAGACAACCTCAGCAGCTCACGACCCCACGGGCTTCTTCTATCACTTGCGCGAACGCTTCGCGACGCTCGCCTATGACGATCTGTTTGAGCTCTCCCGCACCCGGCTTGATGAGTTCATCCCGCTGGTCAATGAGCAAGCGATCACCCGCGAGCATGGCGGCGCCGGAGCCTGGAACACAGAGCAGTTCAACAGCTGGAACGACACAAGCCCCAGCTGGGCAGCTGCCAGCGACTGGCAGGCAAGCGGCTGGTTTGATGCCGCGAACGAGCCGACATGGTTC